GATAGAACTATGCTATTAGTTTCTAATCCTGTAGTTATAGAAGAAGTTAAAATGAGAAATCAATGTATGGGATATAAGTTCGAACCTTGGATTAAAACCTCTTCAGAAGATATGTATATTATGAATTTAGAAGATGTTTTAACTATGTCTGAATCAGATGATGATGAAATGATTCATTATTATCAAGACTTTATTCAAAAATCTAATAAAAAAAATAGGACTAAGATGTCTAAAAAGATGGGATATATAGGTAACGTAAATGATGCAAAAGGAATGCTAGAAAAACTTTATAATAATAAGTAAAGAATTCCTTTCATCCTAGACAAACCTATTCTACATAGATTTTATATACTTGTCAACTATAGGTATTATCTGCTATAATTGATGACAGATAAGTATATAATATGCCTTTTACATCTGCCTATGGAACGATGAAGAGAACTCCTAAAAGATCAGAACATTACGTTAATAATAAAGAGTTTCTCCAAGCGTTGGAAAATTATTTTGCTGAGGTAGAAAGGGCTGCATTAAATGATCAACCCAAACCTCAGATCCCTAGATATATTGGAGAGTGTTTTTTAAAGATTGCTAATCATTTATCCTATAAACCTAATTTTGTCAATTATATGTTTAAGGATGATATGATATGTGATGGTATTGAAAATTGTGTAAGGTATATTAATAATTTTAATCCAGAGAAATCTAAAAATCCTTTTGCTTATTTTACTCAAATCATTTATTATGCTTTTTTAAGAAGGATATCACAAGAGAAAAAGCAGTTAGAAATTAAAAATAAGATTTTGGAGAAGACTAACTTTGATGAAGTCTTTGATGCTAATGATCTTGACGCTTCTAATTATTCAGATTACAATTCCATTAAAGATAGCGTTCACTCTAAGCTAAGAAATTAATGCGTGTAGCCATTATTACAGATACACATTATGGCGCCAGAAAGGGTTCACAACTCTTTCACGATTATTTCGAGAAATTTTATCAGGATGTATTTTTTCCTGTGTTAATTGGAGAAGAGATTGATACAGTAATTCATATGGGGGATGCCTTTGATAGTAGACGTGGTGTTGAATTTAGGTCTCTAGATTGGGCAAAGAGAGTAGTATTTGATCCTCTTAAAGAGAATGGGATTACTATGCATTTGATGGTGGGAAATCATGATGCATATTATAAGAATACTAATGAAATAAATTCTATTGATTTATTATTGGGGGAATATAATAATGTTATTACTTATTCTGCTCCTACAGAAGTTAAGATTGGTGGTTTAGATATTCTTTTTGTACCTTGGATAACTGAAGAAAATAAGGAACATACTTTTGATTGTTTAAGAAAGACTAAGTGTGAAGTAGTAATGGGTCATCTTGAGTTAAATGGGTTTAAAGCAACTCAAGGGCATATGATGGAAGGTGGAACTTCTGTTTCTGAGTTTGAAAGATTTAAGAGAGTTTATTCTGGACATTTTCATTGTAGGTCTAATAGGGATGGAATATATTATTTGGGTAACCCTTATGAAATGTTTTGGAATGATGTAGATGATCCTAGGGGATTTAATTTATTTGATACAGAAACTATAGAACATACTCCTATAGACAATCCTTATAAGATGTTCTATAAAATTTATTATGATGATACTCCTCATCAAACATTTGATACTAGACAATATGAGAATAAAATTGTTAAGGTAATTGTTCGTCAAAAAACTAGCCCAATTAAGTTTGAGAAGTTTATTGATAAACTTTTATCTGCTGGAGTTGCTGATTTGAAGATTGTGGAAAATTTCCAACTCATAGAAGCTGGAGATTTTGAAGTTGAAGAATCAGAGAATACTCTTTCTATTTTGGATAGATATATTGAAGAATCTGATACAGAATTAGATAAGTCTACTATTCAGAAGTTGATGAGACAAGTATATCAAGAGTCCTGTGAGTTAGTATAATGCATATTATCACAGTTAATGGTAAAGAAAGAGATGGTGCTTACTCTGTCAAAGATGATGATGGAGAACAGGTTCTTTATATTTTCCAACAGGAAGATGATGCCATTAGATATGCTATGCAACTCGAGGATAAAGGATATCCAGAGATGCATGTTATTGAAGTAGAAGATGACGTAATGATTAAAACTTGTGAAATACATGACCATAGATATGCCATTATTTCTCCCCATGATATTGTGATACCCCCTGACGGCCAAAATGATTTTGTTTGAAAAGATTTCCTGGAAGAACTTTTTATCCACAGGCAATCATCCTACAGAAGTTATACTTAATCAAAATCCTACTACTTTAGTTGTAGGTCAAAATGGCGCAGGAAAGTCTACCATTCTTGACGCCTTAACTTTTGTTTTATATGGAAAGTCTTTTAGGAAAATTAATAAATCCCAATTAGTTAATAGTTCTAATGAAAAGGATTGTTTGGTAAAGATTGAATTTTCTATTACTGGTGTTGATTGGAAAATTGAAAGAGGAATAAAACCTAATATTTTTAAGATTTATAAGAATGGGAAAGAGATGGATCAATCTCATTCTGCTTTGGATCAACAGAAGTGGTTGGAACAGAGCGTTCTTAAAATGAATTATAAATCCTTTACTCAGATAGTTATTTTGGGTAGTAGTACTTTTGTTCCATTTATGCAATTACCACCTGGAAGTAGAAGAGAGGTGGTAGAGGATTTATTGGATATTAAAATTTTCTCTTCTATGAATGTTCTTATTAAAGAGAAGATAAGAGGAGTGAGGGAAGAGATTAGAACTTTAGATTTGAAGAAAGAATCTCTAAAAGATAAAGTTGAAATGCAAAAGAGATTTATTGAAGAGGTGGAGAATAGAGGGAAGGAGAATATACAAGAAAAGAATGATAAGATTAAAACTTTAAGCTTGGAAGTTGATGTTCATATGGAAAGGAATCAACTTACAGAAGTAGATATTTCGGACCTTATTAAGAAGCAGGAGAAGTTGACAGGAGCAGGAGATAAATTAGTAAAACTTAATAATCTTAAAGGTAAAATCACTCAAAAAGTATCTACAATTACCAAAGAACATAAGTTTTTCACAGAAAATAAGGTTTGCCCTACATGTACTCAGGATATTGAGGAAGAGGTTAGGATAAATAAAATTGCTGACGCTCAATCTAAAGCAAAGGAGTTGCAATCTGGTTATAAAGAACTAGAGGAGGCAATTAAAACAGAAGAAGAACGAGAGCGTCATTTTACTACTGTTTCGAAGGAGATTACTAAACTCACGCATGGCATTTCTAAAAACAATACTCAGATCGCTGGCTGTCAACGACAAATCAGAGATCTTGAACAGGAAATTCAAAGAATTACCAATCAACTTGCAAACAGAAATACTGAGCATGAGAAGTTAGAATCCTTTAGAGATAGTCTCCAAGATACCTACCAGCATTTGGCTGAAAAGAAAGAGACTATTTCTTATTATGATTTTGCTTATGGCCTTCTGAAGGATGGAGGAGTCAAAGCAAGCATAGTTAAAAAATATTTGCCTTTGATTAATCAGCAAGTTAATAAGTACTTGCAGATTATGGATTTCTATATTAATTTTAGATTGGATGAGGAGTTTAATGAGACTGTAGAGTCCCCCATCCATGAAGATTTTTCTTACTCTTCCTTTAGTGAGGGAGAGAAATCCAGAATAGACTTAGCTCTTATTTTTGCCTGGAGAGAAGTTGCCAGGTATAAGAATTCTGTTAATACAAATCTAATGTTATTTGACGAAGTATTTGATTCGTCTTTAGATGGGTATGGTACAGATGAATTCATGAAGATTATCAGGTTTATTGTAAAAGACGCTAATATCTTTGTCATTTCTCATAAAGATTCATTACACGATAAGTTTGCAAGTTTAATAAAATTCGAAAAAGTAAAAGGTTTTAGCAGGATAGCGTAATGTCCATTTATAAACATCCCGGAGGGAGAAGGTTTTTATTCATTCATATTCCTAGGACAGGAGGAAGATTTATTGAGTCTAATTTAGAATCCAATGAATGGAGGTGTGAACCCATAGATTATTATGGAGTGCCTCACTATAATCATTCATTTATAGATGATTGTGAAATAACTCATTTTCATAGAGAATTATATGAGAAGTATTTTGGTAAAGAAGATATTCCTCATTTTACTATTATTAGGAATCCCATTGACAAGTTCTTTTCAGCATCTATCTATTTGACTCAAGCCTATGGACTTAATATTCAGAAAGCTGCTGAAGATGAATCACAACTCTATGATATGATACATGAATACCCTAAACCAGAAAATCTTAATTGGTGGAGACCACAAGTAGATTTCCTTTCAGAGAAAACTCATATTTGGAGATATGAGAATGGATTGGGAAGAAGATTTTCTAAATGGTTAAGTGAAATAATAGGAGTAAATATTAAGATGGATGCCTTTGCTAAGTATCCTACTAATCGTTATGAAAGAACAGGTCAACTGTCAAGGACTCCTAAATTGATAGAAAATATCAAAAAAATCTGTAAACAAGATATAGAACAACTTTATCCTGAATTATTATAATGGCAACCTTTAAGCATGTAGAAAGTGGGAAGAGACTTCTTTTTATTCATAT